ACCTTATAGTAATATCTCCAACAAGCCATTCTTTGAGTTTTTGTTTTGCTAGTAAGCCTAATTCTTTTTCTTTTGCTCTCTCTGGGTATTTTTTTATATTTATGCGTGATTCCGGTGTATCGATTGAATTTATGCGTACTGCCTTATTATGTAATTTAACTGAAAAACCCAAGTCAATAGTTTCTAATCTTATTGTATCTCCGTCTGTGACTGATCTAAGTTTGCACTTGTAAACAAAAGCATCTGGAGATTCACTCATCTAAATAATTCCTAACTATTGTTAGAAATATATGTATTACCATTAGTAATAGCTGTAGTGTAAGATGACTTATCATCACTTGCGTCTTTGACATTAGGTGTGCCATCAGTTCCGTCATACGCAAGAATAATAGTTAAATGATCTACATTTCTTTTTACTGTAGCGTTTGCATCGGCTTGTGTAGCTCCTAAACCGAGATGTGTTGATGAAAGTCCTTTAGAGTTAATATCGTTTATAACAGTTACACTATCTGTAGCTGCTGTTAAACATTCGCTTACTGTTTGTGCCATTTTATTTGTCCTCGGTTACTTTAAGATTCTAATGCAGAAATTCTAGCTTCTGCTGCTTCTAGTTTTGTACTAAGTTCTTGTACTGCTTTAGTCAATATAGAAATTATAGCTGCTGGTGCAACTATTTGCGTTCCATCAGGAGCTTCTTGCCAAAGACTAAAACCATCTTTTATATCAGAATATTTATCTAATACTGTTTTTATTTCTTGCGCTATAAATCCGTGATTGGATTTACCATTCATAACTCTTTCTTCTGAGTCTTTTTTATAATAATTAACAAATGTATTTGGAACATCTTTAGCTTTTTTCCATTTAAAAGTTACAGGTCTTAATTCGTTTATAAAAGATAAACCTACTTTTTCATCTGCAATTTCTTCTTTTAGTCTTTCATCTGATCCTGTACCAATAGTGCTTTCACCAAAAGAAATATTCGAGAAATTTCCACCCTTACCAAAAGTAAAATTATTATTACCTAAACTCGTTAAGTTATAACCCGCAACAATTTGATGCTCAGCACCTGTAGCACTTGCAAGAGTATCTCTACCTAAATAAACATTATAATTACCTGTTGTAAGAACTGCTCCCGCACCTTTTCCTAAAGCACTATTATCTACTCCTGTGGTAACAGCTCCTAAAGCAGCGTGTCCCATTGCTGTATTAGCAGAGCCTGTGGTGTTTGCTGTTAAAGAACTTGTACCAACTGCTGTGTTGCTGTTTGCTGTCGTATTTGCATCTAAAGCTTCTGTACCGATTGCTGTATTTCCAGTTCCTGTTGTGTTTGCGTTTAAAGAAAGATAGCCAACTGCGGTATTGTTTGCAGCTGTTTGATTAAAAGTTAAAGATCCTCTTCCGATTGCTGTATTATAAGCTCCAGTAGTATTAAGCAATAAAGCATCTTTACCAACTGCTGTGTTGTCATCTGCGGTAGTATTTGCTCCTAAAGAATTTTGACCAACTGCGGTATTGTTTGCACCTGTAGTATTTGCATCCAAAGCAGCAGAACCCATCGCAGTATTTAAAGCACCTGTTGTATTTGCACCTAAAGCATAATAACCTACTGCTGTATTTTCTTGTGATGTAGTGCTTAATCTTAAACATTCATAACCAAACGCAGTATTATAGTTTCCAGTAGTATTTGTTTTTAAAGCACCTGATCCGACTGCTGAGTTCTCAGTACCTGTGGTATTTGCTCCTAAAGCATCTTTACCAACTGCGGTGTTGTTATCTGCTGTGGTATTAGCATCTAACGCACTCATACCAACTGCTGTGTTGTTGTCTCCTTCAGTATTAGATAACATAGCATTTCTACCAACTGCTACATTAGATGTACCTGAAGTATTTGCACTCATAGAAGAATTTCCTACTGCCGTATTATTAACTGCTGTGGTAGATGCGTCTAAAGATGCGTAACCTATTGCAACATTTCTTGATCCAGTTGTGTTTGCTTTTAAAGCATCAGCACCTATAGCAACATTGTTATCACCAGTAGTAATCGCAGTACCAGCTTCATCACCTACGCAAACATTCTCGTTACCGCCTGATTGAATTGAGTTACCTGCGTTTACGCCAGCTATAAAGTTTGATGTTCCAGCGGTTGCACTTTTGATTTCAGTAAATGTAACTGCACCCATACTAACGGCTGTACCTGATGCACCAAATATTGCATCGACAGTATCTAAATTAGTATTTATTTTTCCACCCCAAGTATCTGTACTCGCTCCTACTTCGGGTTTTGTTAAACTTAAATTTGTAGTTGTTGTATCTGCCATATTTATATCCTATGTTAAGCTGCTTCCGACCAAGACGTTGACGGATCAGTTTGATCTGTCCAGGTTGTTGTTGTTACTGTTTGATCCGTGTAAGTGGTTGTCGTTACAGTGTTATTTTCCCATTTTAAGCCACCTAAAGCAGAAAAACCACTGATTTGTGATATTGAGGAAGCCCCTAAATCTAGCTGTCTGCCTGTTGCTTCAAAACTACTGACTGATTGTATTGTAGATTCACCAGTAAATGTAAATCTACCTGATGCTGTCATATTGGATATTACAGGCCCAATACTTGCACCTAAGTCTATTTGATGTCCTGTAGCAGTCATGCCAGATTGAGCTGCTATGACTGATGATCCAATATCTATTTGAACACCGCTTGCACTCATTGCTGATGAAGCAGCTATTGTTGATACTCCATCATGTATTAGTGAGCTTTCTGCACTAAATCCTGATGTAACAGATATAACAGAAGCCCCGGCTAATAAAAAGCCACCGCTTGCTGTTAAAGATGATGATGCAGAAATATTAGTTTCTGCAAATTCGTAAGATGGTGTTCCCCAATGGCTTCGTCCGTACTTACTAAAGCCATATCCTACAGAAGCCATTGTATTAAGCTAGTGTTATATCTAAGTCGCCAGCATCAAATCTAAACACATCGCCACTACTTACTGTTTTGTTTGCAGTAAGAGCAGCATAAGCAAGTAAATTACCGCTTGATGATGCATCAAAAATACCAACTGCAACTACTGTTCCGTAGTCTGCTGTAGCTGTTGGGTATTCAATAGCTGCTGCATTAGTTGCAGTTGTTGGGTTTGTGCCAGAAACATTAAATGTAGCTGTTTGTCTTGCGTATGCGCCACCGCTTACTTCTGTTCCACCACCAGTATCAGTTGGTGCTACAGTAAACAAAGCTACATGCAATGTTGATGGTGCTGTAAAAGCATTACCACCAAATACATGATCTAAAACTTTATCTTCTAAATAATCGCTAAATCCAGACATTATTCATTTACTCCTAGTTTCTCATAAAATATGTTGTTTTCTTGCGTTGACCATAAGTTCTTTTTCTTGGTATCAAAGAACCTTTGCCAAACGCAGCTCTTTCTTGTTGCATACGCATTTCTTCTAAAGCTAATTCAAATTGGGCAGTAAACATTTGCACCCTTTGATCTTCCATCAAATAAATAGATGCTTGTTTTAATGCGCCATATAAATAAACATCAGGATGATTTGTTAAAACAAAATTACTGGTGTTCGAGTCGCTTAGTGCAGTAATTTTACCATAATAAGTTAATTGTAATGTGTATGAAGTGTCAGGTGTTGGAGCAAGTTCCAATGTATTGTCCACAATAGAAAAATACTTTGGTTGACCAGAAGAATTATCATTTGCTTTTCTGAATACATCTAAAGATTCTATTGATTGTTGCATTAATGGAGAAAAATCATTTGAGGTTATTTCTATGTTGATAACTTCTAACCAGTCATCCGGTAAAGTTAAGTATTGGGAGTCTGCTGTTGCAGTTGCTCTCTTAATCATATTTTTATCTCTTAACTTTCTATTTATCTCTGATTCAGTAGTGTCAATAAAAATATCAATTTGCGAGGTCAAATCGCTTCTGTTTAAGTAATCCGCTATGTTTGTTTTAAGTTCGCTGTAATTCATACTCTACCGGGCCATATTCTAAATAGTTTGTTATCTGGGTCATTCAGCCATTTTTTCCATTTCTTCTTATCTTTAGACCATCCCTCTCTTATCGCTTTCTGATATATTACCATAGGTATTTCTGCAACGTGCTTTAATTCTTTTGAGTTTTGTACCTCTGATAGATTTTTAACATTATCTAGTATCGGTTGAACATTTTGAGAACTGTGATAAATGTTTTTATCATCCTCTGTAACAAACTCACTCATGTACCCTGATTTGGTATCAATTATTGTTCTTGTTGCCATAATAATTTATTGAAGTGAGGGGCGTTACCGCCCCCCTTTTTCAACCTATGATGTTGATAAGTCGGCTGCTATTCCATGCGCCTTTTCATTTGATACTTCCAAACCATACTCAACAACAATCATTTTTGTCATTGCATCACCAATAGTGCTGATGTCGATAGTTTCAAAGTTTCTCAAATAAGCAACTTTTGCAAAATCAGGATCAACAAATAAAGCTGACCTTGCTCTGCTCAAGTTAGAAGGAATAACTTGTAGTTCACCAAAATCACCAGCGTAAATAGAAACTGATGCTTCTACAGTATTTGCATCAATCATTTGCCTTGCAGATGAACGACCAGTGAAACCAGATACAACACCTTTAACGTGAGGACCAACAATAAGCATTGAAGGCTCACCACCATTTGTGTAAGCAAGTTGTTGTACTGCTTTTAGGATAGTTTCAGTAAACGCACGCTGTGTACCATCAGTAGGTGCAGCACCATTTCCAGCGCCAGCTCCGTTAGTACCACGCGATACGTTAGTTTCTGTCCAAGTTTCAAAACCACCAGTTTGTCTTGCAGTTGTTGCATCACCAGTAGCTTTGGCTACTTTAGAAGTTAACGCAGTTTCCATATCTCGCTTTAGTGCTTTAGCCATGATAGCTAGTTGATGCGCCATTTCTGTTCTTTTCCCGGCTGCATCAGAAGCATTTTGCGTACCTGTTACAGTTGCATCTCTGCTTGAGATTTGACATACGTTACTTTCTCTAACTGTAGCAGTAGAAGCTGCTCTTGATAGTTCAAAACCTTCCAACTGACCTGTTCCAGATGCAGTAGGTAAGGCTTCTGTTTGCCAATCAAATTGGACATTTTTTACATTTGTAGTGCCTATAGAACTCATAAAAGGCGTACTCATTGGAGAGATATTGTAGATAGTATCAGACAATGACTCTCTGTCAGAAGTCGCAGTATATGTGTCAAAGGCGTTTGTTACTTTAGCCATTTTTTATACCTTTAAATTAATTGTTCAAAAACTTTAGCTGCATCTTGCACTTTGCCAGATTTAGCTAATCTCATTTTTGCTTTTTTCACTGGTGTTGTTGTTTTTGGCTTATTGGATGTTCCAGGTCTAGCAACTTTCGATGCCTTTTTTTGGGTTGGTTTCTTCTTGGATGCTGCGACTTGTTTGCGGTATAGCATCCCATCTCGTAAACCGATTAACACTCTATAATCTATCACCTGATTAATTTCATCTTGGGTAAATCCAAGTTCATTAACTGCGTAGTTTGTGATTGCAAGTTTCTCTTTTTGAGATTTCTCAACATCAGACCAATCCGGGATTCTTTCTTTTAATTGTTGATGACCATACTCAACATATTTTTGAATTTGCTCTTGCTGTTTTTGTATTGCTTCATCTTGCAATCTTTTGTTTTCAGCTTTTGCTGCATCCAATTTTTTTCGTTTTTCATCCCAAACGTCTTTTTCACGAACATACCCAATAGGATCAGATTCGTACAGTGTTGCCCAATCTGGTTCGTTTTCCAATTCGCCATTTAAACTTGCCTCTAACTGAGGCAACAACTGAGCGTAAATAGCATCTTTTTTCGCTAACTCTGATTGCTGATCTTCAAAACTTTTACGCTGTTGTGCCAGTTCTTGAGTTTTGCGAGTATAGTCTTGTTGACGAGAATATCCGTTTCTGAGTTCATCTAACGTAACCTCTTGTTCGACACCATCAATCTTCACAGTGTAAACATCAGGTTGTAGTTCTTCCTCTACTTCTGTTTGTTCTTCTAAAGACTGTTCTACTTCTTCCTCTCCTTCCTCAATGTCATCATCAACTTCAACTTCTGATTCAGCCTCAACTTCGACTTCTTCTTCCATTTCTGTTTCAACAACATCTTCTGGAGATGCCTCTGTCTGCTCTGCTTGAACTTCCTCTGTTACTTCCTCAGTTGGAGTCAAAAGATTTTCAAAAGAACTTACAGTTTTATCTAACTCTGATTGTAATGCAATCGGTTTTCCGGTGTTGCTCATAATCACTCCTTAATTTTAAAAATTTTACCTAGTTAAATATAATTGTGCAATTTTTTAATTTGTGCTTTGTTAATCTTACCTTTTTCTACTAATATTCTCATGTGCCTTTCTACTTCTGGAAGAATATTTATTGCGTTATGTAATGTTTCTCTAAAATCAACATTACTCTCACCCTTACTATTCATCCATAGTGCAACATATTCTTGTTTTAAATTTTCTATAGCTTTTTTAAAAGTATCGCTTTTTAGGATTAGCTCTGCCTCGTTTGATTGTAATATTTCCTCTCTAGTAGCCATATTTACCTCATTCTGTCTATCATTCTTTGCACATTAGTAAAGTCAAAAGGTCTATATTTGATTGGTTGTGCATCCACATTGTATTGAGGTTGCATTTCAAATCTTTCTGGCTCGGCATCGAACATAGCCATTTGTCCATCGGACATAGGTAATCCAGAACCAAACACAGGTGCGGGTGGTATTAAATCTCCTGATTGGATTAAATCTCTTACTCTCTGTGCTGCCATTTCTTCTTCTGGAGTAATTAATAGATTATCTCTTGGAGGTGTTGCCAAGCGTATATTCAACGCATCAATAAAAGGAATATTAGTAGGTGATGGTGCGGAGTCAGGTATCTCCATAGGCATATCCATTAACATACTAGGCTGAACTTGTGTTGATGTCATTTCTGGCATTGTTGTTGGTGCGGGCATTGGGGCTGCTTCCCTTACGGAAACTGGTACTCCATTTCGCATCACAAAACCTTCTGGAAACTCCTCTGAGTATCCTACACCCGGTGCTATCATATCAGCTACGTTTTCCCCACCAGCTATTGATTGTGCAAATTGCAATCCAGAGCTAAATAAGGGATCTATTATTCTTTCTGCCATAAAATATTCCTTCTCTATCTTTTAAGTTAATTATTATTTGTTTTCCAATCTTCACCTAGAAATAATAATGATTCAGCTAATCTTCTTTTAACTAACCCATCATTTACCACCCCGGCACTTTTGTTCCAACGCTTCATTTGTTCTGGAACTTCATCATATTTTTTTTGATTTAATACTTTTAACATAGTGCTGGTTTTTAGATTGCCAGCACCTAAATTAAAAGTCCATGATACCAAAGCATCGAATTGATCTTGATTCAACTCAACTTGAGACAAACTCGTCACATGATCTTCAAAATCTTTTAAATCTTGTTGCAATAATGCCTCTGCTGTATCTTCGGTAATTTTCATATTCTCAATAACATTTCTTGTATGACCATAGCCTATAGTCAAAACATCAGCACTACATCGGTATGGTTCTAAACGACAACCCTCGAAATACTTGATTAATTCTATACCTTTCTCTGATGTTTTCATGTTTAATGTAAAACCATTTGATATTCTGATTCCTCAAAATCACTAATTACTAAATCTAAGATACCAACTACATTACATCCATAATTTTCTGCTTTTGTTTCAGCATCAGAAAAAGAAGATGCAACTACTGGTGGACCTTCATAGTATTTACCTTTGTACTTAAATTCTGTGATATAAACTTTCATTCATCTTTATCCTTAGAATTACTTGCACCAAAGTAAAATGATATAACAGCACTTGCCAAACCACCAAGATAACCTAACACCAGGTTAATTAATGCTTCACTGTTCTGTTCTGGTGGTTGAAGTGTTACTAAAAATATATAACCCATAAAACCACCAACAACAAATACACCCATAATGCGAGATGTCCAGTCTTTAGAAAACTTACCTCTTGCATCTTGTATGTCTTGAGTTTCGAGAGCGTATAAATCAACTTCTAGCTCTTTCATCTTTATTTCAAATTCAGCATCAATCTTTTTTAGTTCAGCCAGTTCTTTAGGCGTAGCTTGTTGTACTGCCTGTTCTATTTTTTTTGGTGTAGGTTCACAACCTAATGCCTCCGCAACCATATTGGCTGCCATGTTACCCATAGGCCCACCAAGAGCTGTGCCGATTGTTGGTGCTACAGCACCTATAATGTTTTTGACAAACTTAAACTTCATTATACACCAACTTTTTTCATTGCTAGTTTGTGTGACTCACCAAAAGTAGCACCTTTATTCATAGCACCAACCATTACTTTTAAGTGTTTGATTGTGTGGTGTTTTGAGTGTCTTGCCATGGCATCTTGTTGACGTTTATTCAAAGAAGATACGTTGACTCCTTTTATCATTCTAGATGATTTTTTTGTTTTCATTGTTTAGTACCCGTAAGTTTTCTTTTTAGTTCTTTTCATTTTAGATGTTTTTTTCTTTTTTCTAGGATTAGGCATATCTTTTCCTCTTTTTTGCTTTTCTCTTTCTTAGTAAATCTGCATCTGCTTTTCTTGCACCGCCTTTTCCAGTAGCAAAAGACCTAACTCTACCAGCAGCCCATTGATGCGCAGATACCCCTGTTCGAGAACCAGAACTGTAATAAGCTCCTAGCCCTCTTTTATAAACTTTTTCTAATGTAGATTTTGATATTCCACTTGATTTAGCATACTTGTTGATAACATCTTTTTTAGACATCTCTGCTCCTTGATTTAGATATTCTATTCATCATGGCTCTAGTTAGCTTGCCTTGTCTGTATAACTTAGCTGTTCTTTTTATCTCTTCCTCTCTTTTTTTTCTATTTTTTGATCCAGATAAGTATTTTAATGGAACGCCAGTCTTTGTTTTTTTTACTTTTTTGAATTTTCTTTTTGCTACCATTTTTTGCAACTCCAGTATCTAGGCGTTAATTTATTTGGTGGGTTGGTATCGCATTTGTGTCTTGCTCTAAATGATTTTCTTCTCTTGGGATTATTTTTTTTGATAGTCATATTAGGATCACCAAAACGAACCAGTTTTACTTTGCCTTTGTCTCTTGCTAACACCGCAAACTTTTTACTTTTGCCTGGTGTTCTTTTAGGCTTGTTGTATCCGCTAAATCTTTCGCCTCGATAAGTTACTGCCATAATTATTTTCCTTAACTATATCTTAGTTGTTAAATAATCCTTGTGACTGAGTTTTTGCAATTTGTCTTAATGTCTCTCTATCTCTTTCCATTACTGCATTTATCTCAGCAATATTAACTTGTGTGCCATACTTCGCATTTAACTCAGCAGCTTTTAGCCTGATATTGGCTTCTGCCTTATCCCTGTCTCTATCGTCATCCATAATAATTTTCATGCGATCTGTTTCTGCATCAACCATTGCTTTTTGTGCTTGCACTTGTGCTTTTTGCATTTCAGCTTGCGCTAATAACTCTGCTGCATCTGGTTTTTGCTGTTCTGGTTGTGGTGGCATAGGCGGTACTTGCGTATTGATAAACGATTGCGCATCTTTAAAGCCAGCCATCTCAATAATACGAGTTAATGTGTTGGAATACTGTTGCAAGCTAACCAGTGGGTTGTTTGCACCCATAGTTTGCAGTATTTGCTCTTGCTTGCCCGCAAGCTGTGCTAACAATGCAGACTTTTCTTCATCGCTAGACTTGCTTATTGCTACATTAACGACCATATCTTTGTCTGAGTCCCAATAACGCGGGTCAACCACTATAAATTTGTTATTTAATCTAAAAACTGACTCTGAATCTTGATGTTTTATCACTAAACCATTGACAAGTTTGAATAATTGTTGCATCCCACCTTCTGCAAAATGACGACAAATTAGCTCGATTCTGCCTTGCGCACCACTCATAGTGGCTGCTACTGCGGATTTAGTGGTGGATTGCAGTGCATCAGCGTTTAATCCAGCACTTGCTTTAGATACACCAGTTCGGTTTTCTTTGGATTCGTCTAAATATCCCAGAACAGGGAACGCTTCTTTACCAACAAAAGGCACAGAGAAAGGTTGCACCATACCGGGCGCTCTCATTCTGATAGGTTGTCCAATGTCAGTGTTTAATACATCATCAATATTGACTTGCCCTTCAACCACACCCATTCTTGGAAATATTGAGTGACCCAATGAATCCAATGTATCGCGCATAATCTGTGATTTAGCTGCTTGGATTGGTTTAACGTAATCTGCGGGGCAACTGCCAATAGAGGTGTGAGGTTCTGGATCGGGGCAGAACATAACGATGGGAAGGTCATCCCATGGCTCAACATGAAGTATATTTGCGCCATTACCAACTGTGCATACTCTCACCCTTTCGTCTATACCATCATCGTCTAAATCGTAAAAACAATAATGCTCTATGTATAGAACTTCCTTTGAGTACTCAGAACTAGATGTAGGGTAAACATCTTCACCGAGTGGGTTTCGTGCTTCTCTTTCTGTGTAGGTATCAGCATCAAAAGACGACCCAGAACCCGCATACTCCTCTATTTCTTCCCTCTCATAACCCATAGCAACTAACTCAGAAACAGTTTTGACCATTCTATGTGCTACATAATGAGATGATTCTAAACTTCTTGCATCTCTTGAGATCAATACTTCTTCTGGTGGTACAGCTTCTATGCAAACCTGATTCTTTCTTTTTACCCTTCTGATTGTTAAGTCGTAACTTGCGGGTGATTCTTGGGTTATTTCTTCATTAGTTTCTGGATCAACCATAGTCATTGATTCCATTTTGACCGCTTCTTTTACCACTTCTACATCTTTATCCATGATTAATGCTTGATATGACATAGGATCAATGTCTGTGTATTCGTGAGTTGTGGAACTCATAGTGTCATCCCAAAAAGCCTTGACAAATCCTGACTTTCTTACGAGAGCATCTTTAAAGGCATCATACATTACTTTAAAGCCGGGATTCTTTTGTTGGACGATATAGTTTATGTATTCAGTTTGTTGTTCTGCTACAGGAATATCCTCCGGCCCATTGGGAACAAACTCAACAACTTTTTTAGTGCCAAAGAAAGTGCGCATGATTGATGGCAACATAAACAATATGCTATCTCTAACATCAGTCGATATAAACTCAGACTGTAAATCACTGGTATTATCAGGTTCATTTCCCAAGTAATACTCTGTGCTTTCTGCTCTTTCTTTGCCTATTTGGTTAATGTAATCTTCTGCATCATCTAACTCAGATCGAATCATACTTTGCAGTTTCATGTCTTGTGTTGCTTTTGAATCTTTACCTTTGTCGTATTTCATAAGTTATCCAACTCTCAAAATTCTTGATTTTAATGGTTTTTTAAAATTATACCCCATAAATGATTGACTTCCACTAAATGAAGCTGCCGAACTTGCCATGGTAAGTGCTAGTGCATCGGCTCTATCGGGTGACTTAATGCCTCTTTTTTTCATCTCCTCTTTGGATTCAATCTTTATTTTTCCTGTTGAGGTGTATTTATAAATTGGTGCAACTAACTCTGCTACCAATTCATCATCATCCGGTAATCGACAATCTCTTTGAGCTAACCAATCTTTTATTGCAAACCAAAGTTCAGCTCGCAAGTTTAAAAAATTCTTTTTGGTAGATGGTGATTCTGCCACATTCACACCGCGCACTGGCAAGTTCTGCTCTGACAGCCTATCCACTACCCCGCTACCTAGCCCAATCACATCCACTAATATCTCTTGCGGTTTTGTCATTACTGTTTCGTTATCATACTTGTTTTTTATCGCTCCGCATAGTTGCATTAAATCCATAGAGTTAAATGTTTTCATTTCCAGAACAGTGTTACCTTGTCGAACACACAAGGCAGAGTTATCTCCACCAAATCGCGCCACATCCACACCCCACACAATAGGCGCAGATGCACTCAAAGAAACTTCTCTATCAACTGCAGCCCTTGCAAGCTCCATAGGAATAATCGTATCGTCATCGGCACTTGGAAACTCACCTAGCACTTCCACTCTCGCAACAGTAGAATTTTCTCCGTATTGATCTAACATACTTTGGAACAGTTTTTGGTCTGTGCCTTCTACATCGCGCGAGTCTATTTGTTCGTTATGCCAGTATTTGCGCTTGGAATGAAAGCTATCGTAGAACGGCCCTGTATTTCTTCTTGGGTTAGAAAAGGTAAACCAGTATCTGTCTGCTGTGGGTTCGGAGAAAAATCCTTCTGACACTGAGTAAATGGGTGATGGAATACCTGATGCTTCGTCCATAATCAAGCATACTCCGTAGGTGGAGTGAATCCCGGCAAACGCATCTGGGTTTTCTTCCGACCAGAGCTGTGATTGCGCATAATAGTAACCGGTGTCTATTTGTAGGTCGCGTATTAGTGCTTCTTCAAACCACTTCTCAGGTTTAAGTGAGGTGGCGGTTTTGTGGAACCAGTGTGAGTTGATAGATAGCGTTAGCCACTTACCGAGTTCAGCCCAGGTGCGGGAGCGTAGCTGTTGCTCGGTGTTGGCTGTGACGATGATGGTTGAGCCAAGGCGGGTGGAGAGCATCCATAGTATGAGCCAAGCAACTAAGGCTGACTTACCTATACCGCGCCCAGAGGCTAACGCCAATCTAAACATCTCAGGTATCTTTTCTCCTTGGTTTCTGTGTATGTGGTTTCCAATATCTCGCAAAATTTTTTCTTGCCACTTCCTTGGGCCTGTAAAACCTTCGAGGGGGGTGTTCTCTTGATTCCAAGGGAAGGCAAACTTAACAAAGTTTAGTGGACTGTCTTTGATGTCTATAGACCAAAGCTCAGTCATCAGTTGTTTTTCTTGTTCTGCTCCGTATTTCATCTTAGAAAGTAATAAAATTTTTGTTCAATAGATATATATAACGTACCAGTACGCGCGCGCAAAGGGGGGTTATTTCGTTTTCCTTGCCCCCGCTCGCTTGCGTGCTTGCGCGCGCTGTGGATAACTTTAGTCATCATTGTTGACAACTATTTTATTGGGTGCGGGTGGCAGCGTGCCAGTGGAATGTGTGAGTGCCTGCTTGCGTGAACCGATGATGTCGGCCAAGTTTACATTGTAGTTCGTGGT